TCCTTAAACTGAACTACATCTCCCGCGCCGTCTTGGACAATGATAAGGGCGGGCGATGCCGAGTTAGTCGTGATTGTGACATTCCCAGTCAGCGCAGGGCTGGCCAGCGGTGCCTTGAGGTCAAGCGCGGTCTGGAGGTCGGTCTGCGTGGATAGCGTGCCGGTGATGTCGCCCCAAGCCACCGAAGTCGCAGGGGTAACGCCGCCTACATTGACGACCCAAGAGGTATAGGTGCCTGAGCCCGTGTGGTGGTTAATGTCCACCGTCAGCACACCCGTGCCCGAGTTGTACGTCAGCACCTCGCCGTGCATATGGTTCGACGCGTCAAACGAGATGGTAAGGTTTTGGGTCGGCGTGTACGAGAGACCCGTGCCAATCGTAAAGGTCTTGTTTCCGTTGTTTACGCTGTTGCTCGTGGTCGAGGTCGTCAGGTAGCGGTCGCCCGGGATGATGACCGACCAAGCAGCGTCTTCGCGGGCGTACTGAGAACCGTTGCTAGGAGCGTCTGGGATGCCAGCCGTGGTCTGGGTCGTTGCGTCTGGGAAGGTCAAGCCACCGCCGTTCGTAGCCAGGAGTAGTCTGCCGTCATTGGCGTTGAAGTTATGCAGGAAGTGCGTACCCGCTCCCGTGTCGTTGTAAGCGTCGACCACTAGGTCCGTGTTAAGGATGTTGCGGATTGCCGGCGTATAGATGCGGGTCGTGAAGGTCGGCGACTCAAGCGTGGCCTTGAGGTCGAGCGCCGCCTGTAGGTTAACGCTCCCAGAGACCGCACCCGTAATGTCCGAGAAGGCCACCGAAGTTAAAGGCGTGACCCACGTCGTGTCGTAGTTCGTCCCGCTGACCTTGACTAGTGCCTGCCCCGTAGTCCCGCCAGCTGCAACGCCCGCCCCCGTGGCCCCAGTAGCCCCAGTAGCCCCCGTGGCCCCAGTCTGGCCAGCGGGAATTCCGAAGTCGAAGGACGCCGCGAGAGCCGTGCCCGTGTCCGTCACCGTAGCCGGCGAACCAGGAGCAAGGGTCGTCGTCGTCCCGACCGTGATCGTCGGCGAAGGGCCGGGCGTACCCAGTTCCATCGACAGGACAGCCGGAGCCGTCGCTAGGACAGAGACCGACAGCACCCCAGTCGTCTCAGCCACCGTGACCGAGAGCGTCCCAAGAACCTCGGAAGAGATGGTAATAGACATGGGTTAAGCGGTGACTTGGTCGATGATGTTAAGGCGCATGGTCTCCGAGTAGAAGACCGTGGTCGAGTAAGCAAAGCGGATGTCCCAGCGTGCCCCGCCTAGGGTCCAAGCGTCGGTCGGGGTGTAGGCCGCCACAAAGGACAGGCCGTTACCCGCCATCGTGATCGTCAGGGGATAGACCGCCCCAGAGTAGTCGATGACCGAAGAGGTCACCGTGGTCGTCAGCAAGTTAGCCGGACCGCCCGCCTCGGGGGTGTAGGTGACGGTCGCCGCAAAGGTCGTGCCGCGCTTAAATGTGACTGAGGTCGAGCAAGTCATGGCGTCTTATTGATGCGGGAAGTGGAAGGGGGTCAGACCGAGATGGACTGGGTCGGGTTTGTGCCGGTGCCATCCCACTTGGTCGAGCCTGTATAGGCACCTTCCCAGTCTTGTTGCTCGGTTTCATTGTTTGGGGTAGTGAACCAAGTTGGGTCGGTGTCAGAGGTTTTGATTTCGTACGTCCCTCCGTTAAAGATATTGTAGGGGATTGTAATCGGGCCGGCTAGGTGCTGGGTGACTACCCACTTAATGTTGATGCTGTCCCAAGCAATAGTCGCAATCCTTAGGCGCTGGCAGTTGTAGTTCTTCAGCTTGTAAGGCATCGGAGTAAAGGTCTCCGTATCAATCGTGTCTGCGTGCGTTACCCAAAAGTCTGTGTTTAAGTCTGGGTCTGTCGGGTCGCTGTTGCTCGGGATGCTTAACAAGGACACCCGCGAGATTTGAAAGAACTCCTGATAGTCGCACGCAGCCTCAAACTCAAATGGGGTTGTTTTGACGTATGCATCCCCATCGACTTCCATCAAGGCCGCGTAAGGGACGCCAGCCGAGAGCGTACCGCTTGCGATGTTGTAGTGGTTAAGGATGACGCTAAAGACATACTGCTTGGTCGTGGCCGGGGCTACTGGCGGGACAAGAGTGAACGTCGCCCCATCGTCAATGAGGTCTGTATTAGGCTCGGTTGCTGCCGTCTTTGAGCCAGTCGGATAGACCGCCATATTGATTAGGTTATACTCGCGCAGGCAAGAACTTACTGGGTCATCACTTGTATTAGCCGTGCGACAGATGACCCGCATCTTTGAGAACAGGAACTTATTGTTAGTATCGACGATAACATCCCCGTCCCCGTCTGGGGTTTTGTCGGGCGGGGTGTTTACCATGTTCGACCACACCGGGTCTATGTCTAACGTGATACCGTGGTTAGACGACTTAAAGTTAAACCCTACTCCTGGTTGGATGCTCATGGGCCGACAGCGATATTACTATAGACTCGGGCAGACCATCCCGTCTTTGAGTAACGGATTTCGTAATTGATTTTGTAGAGGGAGCCAAACTCTTCTACGTTAACTTGAGACAGGAGGTTGACGTGGCCTACGCCAACTACAGTTCCAGTTGGAGCCCACGCTGGTAGCAGGGGGAAAACGCCCCACGTTGCCGTCGATGATGCTGAATTAAGAAGAGCCAGCATTGCCTGAACGTTACCAATCACTGAACTATACATAACGCCAGAATAGGTCGTCGTCGTGGCAAGGTAGTTGGTTTTACCGTAAAGGCTAGGAGTTGCAGGGTCAACAAAGCCAATGAAACGCCCGCCGTTCTGAGACTCAAAGCAAGCGCCGTTAGCACCGATATAGGACTGCTGTGGTTTTGTTGGCGTGGTCTTAGAGTTAACGATTGGACCAAGCGGGCTGAGGGCGTAAGGCCCTGGCCCTGCAAGTGTGCCCGTAAAGCCAGCCGCTGCGGGATTTGTAAAGAAGTTAGGGTGCGAGGTAAGGGGCTCGCTGGTCAGGCCGTTAGCACCAGAGATGTTCGGCGTAGTAAAGGTTGCTCCTGGTCCTTCGCCAGACCCCGGGTCGATACCGACGTAGTCCACCGTGATCGTGCAAACGTCTAGTGAGTCCCAGCTGATGCGCCACTTGTCGAGTTTAAGGTAGGTATAAGCAGGGTCTGGGTGGGCGGTCCCCTTGACTAGGAACGTGTCGATTTCTGTAGTCGTGTCTCCCTTGAAGACGCTGACCGAAGTGTTAAGGCCGAAGCCGTCAGCGACGACGGTCCAGCCGGATTGGAGAACGGGATTAACAAGGTCGTTTCCGACAATTACGATAGCCATTGGTTTAGATTATTTGCCGCCCGCGAGCATAGAGCCACGGGATGGGATTGGGGATTTAGTGAAGTCTACGGGCACACCGCCACCGCTTCCGCGGCTGATGTTTTCAAGGAGTGCGGTCTGCTTGCGGGACTCTTCGAGTTGCATGGTCATAGCCTCGATGACAGGGTTAGCGCCGACGCCGACGACGTTGCCAAAGCCTTCGGGGGTCTTGAATGATGTCGGGCCGGTGGGAGCAACGGTGACAGCTGCAGGGTTCTTTTTAATGTCCTCAGCAATCAAGGCTTGGACTTGGTCTTGGACTGCCTTGTCCTGAGACATTAGTTTTCGTTTAGCGGCGTCTGCGATTGCTTGCACGTCTCCTCCCAGTGTGACAGCCTTGATAAGTTCATTTGCCCCTTTGTTAAAAGAAGCAGCGGGACCGGGGGCAGGAGCAACCATTTTTTGACCTCTAGGGTCGCTACGAAGAAACTCCTCTGTAACGTCTTCGCGGGTAGTCTTTGCCTCTTCTACTTTTTCCTTAGACTTCTTTTCGTTGTTTCGCTTATTCTCGTAAAACTTGTCTTGAAGTGACATCAGCTCGTTAGTGTTATTGATGGCTGCTTGATGGGCGTCATCACTCTTCTTCTGGTTGTCGGCAATGGCCTTACCGATGAAGGCCAACACGCCAGACAGGATTGCCATCGGTCCAAGGAAGGACAGAAAGATGTCCTTAAACGAACTCCCGAACTTCTTGCCAATGCCTTCGACCTGTTTATCAAATCCAACGACAGCGGCCTTAGCCTTGTCCATCGCCTGAGGGATTTCAGAGGTAGCCTTAATATTTACTTCTAGGGATTGAGCCATGTTAGTCGGTCTTCTCCTTTGCCGAAGTGGAAGCAGCCTTAGCCCGATGGGCCTCCATAAAGGCCTCTTCCTCTGGGGTCATAATCTTGACCTCAGCCCCCTTACGGATGGCTAGGGCGGAGTTAAGCCAGATGGCCTGACACTCCGGCATCTCCCAAGCCCGCTGCTCTGGGATGCCCGACGCGATCAGGTTGGCGACGATAGCCAGAGGCCAAGGGACTCCCGTAGTCTCACCGCTCTTAGACTTATCCTGCTCCCAGAACTTCGGCCAGTCGTGGATAAGGATATAGCCGGCAAAGGCGTTGAGCAGAGCCTCAAACTTCTTGGGATGGTTGTTAAGGTACGAGATGCGGGCCTTGTCGATTAGGCCGACCTCCCCAAGCCTTTCCTCGGCGCACACCTTACAGGCAAAGATAAGGTCGGCGGGAGTTATGCCGAGGTCGCCCGTGATCAGCGGGGAGTTAAAGGCCATCAGTCGCACCCGGTACTTGAGGCACCAAGGATACATAGAACGACCCAGCAACTTGAACGGAGCCGGGTCGATGTAGGCGTTCAGGAAGCGAGGGTCCACGCCGTGACTATGCCCCTACTTGGGGCTGGGTCAATTAAGGAGGAGGAGAAGGAGAAGGGTCAACGCCTTCGTAACTAACGGCCGTAATTGAAACAGAGGTAAAATCCTTGTTAGTGCCCTTCTGGGTAATAGCCGTAATATTGCCTTCAAATTGTTCAGCCGCAGTCCCTGCTGGGTAGGCGGTATCGACGTTAAGCGTAAAAGAAAGAATGGCTCCGAGGACAGGCATACCTGTCGTGATGCAGATGCCGTCAACGGTCAGCTCGGTCTTTCGGTCGTCATAGCGGGCCGTTACAGTCAGGCCAGCCTCGTCAGCCACTAAGCCAGATAGGTTAAAAGTGGAGTTGACCGAATAGGACTGCACGAAAAGTTCTCCAATGGAGGTATCTTCAATGCCAAACTTGCAGGAAGTTCCGGTCGAGACAGCGGCGCACATGGTTACTTTTGCAGTTAGTGGAAACCTTACGGGGCGAGACAGGTCATGACCGAGAAGGCAAAAGAGGTCGCCCAGCTGCGTTCGTCAATCCCCTCGTCCTCGGAAACGATGCCCACGTCGTAGCAAGTCGCGTCCCCGCCCGAGACAAAGGCGGCCTTAATACTGACTAGGTCACGCATATTACCGACCAGGGCGGCACACCGGGTGCGGTGATCGGCTAGGGTCGTATCGTCGGCGTTGGAGAATAGGGTGATGCGGACCGAACAGTCGTAGTTCCCCTCGCCTTCAGGGAGGCTGGCAGGGGGTCGGGCCGAGTCGCAAAGGACGACGGCCTTGGGCAGGGTCTGGGTCGCGGCGTTGTCTCCCGTGAGGAAGGACACCGTGGTCAGCCCAGTCTGGGTCGAGAGGTAGGTCGCGAGCGTAGACTCGACGATGTGACGGATGGAGGCGGGCATAGGTTATTTGCGGTTAAACTTGGCGGTGTCCGCGTCGATAAGGCGCTGGACCTTGGCGGGCATCTGCTTGATGCGGTTGGCGTAGACTAGTCCGAGGACGCCCGCCTGATAGGCGATGCCGTGGATGTTGCCGGATAGGTTGCGGATAGTCACGTCGGCTGACTTGTCAGTAAAGGCGGTGATGCTTTGTCCTACAACGCTAGTATGCCTTGTAATCCATCCGGCGGCACGGAGATCTGAACCAGCGTTCTTCTCGACCCCGTTGATGACTGGGCGGGGGAGGGACATCAGGGCTCTGTACCAGCCCGACTTGATAGCCCCGACAGTCGCTTGGCGTTGTTCGATGTAGGCATCTAGTTCGCCCTTCTTTTGGACTATGCGTTTATCGTAGTACTTTATGCCGCTGACGTTACGACCGTTCTGATAAAGTCGTCCTAAGGTGCGCTGGTAAACAGGCTTGTAGACCGCGTCGATGGTAGCCGTCCCTTCGATGGGAGCCCCGTCTGAAGTTAAAGCCCGTCCAGCTACTCGGCTGCCGATGCGGTTAAAGTAGTTCTTAGCCCTCTTGAACCCTTGGTCTGTTCCGAAGCCCTTGTATTGCATTGAGAGCATACGGGCCACAAAGGAGTTGGCGGCGATAATAGGCGCTTCGCTTGAGGCTAGTTTCCAGAACAGACCTTGGTTGTTGTTAAAGGCTAAGGAGCCAAGGCGCCGGATAACTCGGTTTGCCCTGGTGTCAGCACTACCACCTGTTGACGACTCAAACACCTTGCCCACGTCTCGGTCGATGGCCCGTTCCCCGGCTTTCTTGGCATCGTTGGTAAGGCCACCTCCCCCGCCCGCAGTTAGGGGAGGGGTAAATCTAGCTGCATCCTGACAGGCTAAGGCGGCTTGCTCGAGGGTAGCGTCGCGGATGGTCTGCTTGCTCGCCGCGGCGAACTTCTGGATAGCGTCCAGAAAGGCCTCTTTACTAGCAGGAACAAGAGTGACCTTGACCACGGCGCTTACTGGTTGTCGTCGATGACGAGGAGCGTGATCCAAGCCGAAGCGGGCTTGTGGGTCTGGGTCGTGATGCGGACGGTCTTACCGCCGGCGACGATTTTCTTCCCTTGGGCTAGGGAGGCGATGGGGACACCAGCCGAGAGCAGGGCCGCCGATGACCCATTAGACCCGTCTGGCAGGCTCCAGGAGGCCGTTACAGCGGGCACCCTAACCGTGTACTGGGTCTTCTCCACATACCCCCCTGCTTCGAGGACGGTCTGGACGGCAGGGTCGGAGATGAGGCATTGGAAGGTAATAGCCCCAGAGTTGGCAGAACCAGCCACGCCGAAGTCGGCAATCATCTCCTTAGCGTCGTCCAAGAACTCGGTCCCGTATAGGCTCATACTGTTGCGACAGTTGGCAATAGGGTAAAACAAAAGACCCCCAAGCGGTTAGGCAAGGGGGTCTCGTTTAGGCGGCTTGAGCCGCGTCGCTTACGCGCTCAGGAGGCGACGGAGGCTGGTGGCCCGACCGACAGCCGTACCGAAGAGCAAGGTCGCGGTGACGTTGAGGTAACCAGACTGCTCCTGGATGATCATGACCTGGACCGAGAGACCCGTTGCTGGGTCGGTGGCCTGAGACACATCAGCACCCGGGATTTCATTGAAGGGGAGGGCAGTCGCGCAAGCGATAGCGTCGGCACCGCACAAAAATCCAGAAAGGTTCTCGGAGTTGCCCGAGAGGTTCGAGAACTGGTAGACCTGAGCGCCGGCAATCGTACCGAGGGAGCCAGTCGAGATGACGTTAGCACCGAGCTGGAAGGCAGCGATGATAGAGGCATCCGAGCGGAGGTCGGAGATGTAGGTGTTGTTAAGGACGAGGGCACGCTTGTCTGGGGCCTTGGCGTCGTCGAGGGTCTTCTGAGCGGCGACCACTTCAGCGTAACCGAGAGCAACGCCAGTGACGGTGTTGGAGCTGTAGTTAGCGGCGGTGACGAGGCTGTTGATTTCCGTCATGCACTTCTGGGAGAGGGCGATAGCAGCCGTCTCGACGAAGTTGTTGGCGAAGAAGGCCACGCCGTACTCGCGGATGTCCAGGGGCGCGAAGCGGCTGGAAACCTTGAAGTGTTTTAAGGTTACGCTGGTCGAGGTGACACTGGCGTCGTCTTGGGTGAGGTAGCCACCAGTCGAAAATTCAGTAGCGGTCGACGTGCCGATCAGGGGAACCTGAATGGTCTTGCCGGCGCCAGCGATAGCGGAGGTGAAAACGGTGGAGAAACCCGAGAGCATCGGGAGTTTGTTAGCGAGGGCCTTGATGACGCCCTGGGCGAGAACTGCTGGAGCAGCTGCGATGGAATTTGCCATAGTAGTATATTAGGAGATTAGGGTGAGAGAAAATTAGACCTTGATGCCCGCGTAAATCGCTTGGGCGTTCTTCGCGAAGAAGTCGGCCTTAGCGGCTGGGTCGGTCAGGCTGTTAAAGACAGCGAGAGCGTCCACCTTGGCGGCGACGTTGTCGGAGCCGGGGATGATGGCGGTCGGTTCGACGCCCACGGAGGCGGCAATCTTAGCGGCTTCCTTGGAGGCCGAGACCTTTGTGCTTTCGAGTTCCGCGATCTTAGCGGCGAAGGCGTCACGCTCGGCGACAGCCTTTTCGAGGGAGACACCGAGAGCAGAGAGGGAGGCTTCCTTGGTGACGAGGTCGGCCTTGATGGCAGAGAGTTCGTCCACGGCGCCTACGGTCAATTTCTCAACGGTCGCACGGAGGTCGTCGCGTTCGGCAGTTAATGCCTGGGCGAGAAGGTCGGCGGTCGAGAGTTGGTCTTCGATAGTCATCTTGACTTTGCTCTTAGTGGAAACGGCAGACTCTTCGTCCAGCTGCTTGACCTTGGCTTCAGCCCAGTCGGCGGTCCGCATGATGTCGCCCGAGGTCGGTCCACCCCATAGAGCCCAAGCCACGGCACCCGCTCCAGGGAAGTCCTCGGAGTCAGGGTCGTTCTTAGGGGCGTCCATGTCGGGACGATGCCGGCTAAACCACGGACCCATGCGGCGAACCTTGTCTTCGGACACCGAACCGTTAGCCATATCGCGGGCCTCGGCGAGCGTCTGGTCGGTCACGCCGTCGCCTGAGAGTCCGTCCTTATGCCATTGAAGGCCACGGACGGCGGCAGCGCTGACGTAGTCGGGGACGTCGATAGCCATTACTTCTTCTTGGCAGGGACCGCAGGGGCAGGGGCGATGCTGTTCTCTGCCCACATCGAAACCGCTTCATTGAAGGAGTCCGCTAGGCCAGTCACGAGACCGCGCTGGGCGGCTTGCTTGCCAGAGAACACTTGGCCTTCCATGTCTTCGGCCTTGACCATCTTACGCGTCTTGAGGACGGCGGCCTTAAAGTCGGCGTGGATTTCGTCGACCCCTTCCTGAAGATGAGCCTGATGGGCGTCGGTCACTTCGGCACCGGGTACGCCGATGGCCTTATGCTGTCCAGCCTTGATGACGATCATCTTGATGCCTTCGGCCTTGGCGGCTTCAGAGTAGTCAGCGACGACCATATAGACGCCCACGGAACCGACGGTGCTAGAGGGGGAAGCGACGACCTTATCAGCTGCGGCGGCAACCCAGTAAGCGGCGCTTGCCATCTCGGTGTCGCTGTAGGACATCGTCGGCTTAGCGATATTGCGGACCTTGTTGGCGAGTTCCTCGACGCCCGTCACCGTCCCGCCAGGGGATGAGACTTGGAAGGCAATGCGAGTCACTTGCGGGTTCGTCGCGTATTCGTCGATGGTGTCGGCGATGTCAGAGACGTCCACGGCCCCAGTCATCTTCTCGAGGGGCGAGAGGCTTTTGCCAATCACGCCGGCAATCGGGATGACGCCCGTGCCGTCCTCGGCGATGTAAGCCTTCGGGACTTCGCCGAAGAGCTGGGCCAGCATATCCGTAAAGCCGAACTTTTCCGCTAAGACGCGGTGATCGTTAGCCTTGGCAGGGTCGATGAGGAGGGCTTCGCGACCGTTCAGGCCGTTGAGTAAGAAACGCATTTTAGGAAGAGGTCTCGGTTTCAGCGCTAGGCTGAGGGGTGGAGGAGGTTTGCTCGACAGTACCAGGAGCGGTATTGATTAGCAGATTGGACAGGGTCTCGAAGGGGACGCCGTAGGTCTTGGAGAGGTCCAAGAGATAGCGGACGTTCTGGGCTTTGATTTCAGCCTCCT